TATTTGCGTGATTTCGGGCAGGGGTGCGCACCCCGAGGTGTAGGGCGTGAGGCGGGCGACTTTACACAAAGTATCGGCGCGACTGACGCGCCGAGCTTTTTATTCATTGACAATCAGAAAATTAGATTTCCATAAAATAGCAATGAACGAAAGGAGCGAAAAAAGAAAAACGGGCGAGGCAAAGAGAGCCGCGCCCGCTGTTTCACGCTTCATTTTTGCGCCGTTCGTAATCCGTCGCAAGCATGACGACGAACTCCGAAAGGCTCAATTTTTCATTTTGCGCCAAATTTTTGATTTTTGCGCGAAATTCGGGGGTTACGCACAAAAAAAGCCGTTCCGACTTTTTGCCGTTCGGGGCTTTGCGCCCCGCATTCTCGCGGCGACCGCCGCGAGACACATTTTTTTCAGAAACTTTTTTTTCGTCCATCGCTGTATGAATTAGGCGGCAAAAATACGATTTTTGATTATATGCGCAATAAATCAAAGTAAAATATTTTTGATTTATTGCGCAATGTATCAATTTTTTTTGTATATTTGTGCATTGTTGAGGGGTTGAGAAACAACAACGACACCCCGCGACAACGGCGAAAGCGGGAAACGCACCGGACAACTAAAAGCAGTATAGAAGCGACAAGCAAAAAGAGTGTACCAGGACCCCGCCGCGACCCTGCCCGAATTTTTTCGGGTCCGTTCCTTGAATGACTGAAACCGCATCGAGACAACAAAGAAGCCACCGCGAGAAGTGCGGCACGGTGGCACGGCGAAAACCGCAAGGCCGCCAGTATCGGGAGAACCCAAGTACCGCCGCAGGGCGGAAACCAACAGCAGCGGGCAGGCGCACGCGCCAGCCGCCCGTGAACGATTTCGGGCGCGGCAAACGGAAAATTTACATCTTAAAAAAAATCTTAAAAACTCAAGAGCCAAGAGGATAACACAGGCGAAAAGATTATGAACAAAAATTCAAAGAACAACAGCAAGGAAAACCAAAACACCAACATCATCGCCACCGGCATCGTGACAGTCGGGAACGAAGGCCTGAACAAAGGCACGGAGGAAGCCGCCAACAAGACGGCAGAAGCCACGAAAGAGCCGAAAAAGGATGCGGCCGAAAAAGGCGCGGCAAACGGAGAGAAGACGTTGGAGCAAATCCAAAGGGAACTCAAGGCCAAAATCAAACAGATTGAGGACCAGAAAGAAGCCGCGCGCAAACGCGAAATCTTCATCAAGACGCAGGAGGAGTTGAAGGAGCTGAAAAACACGCTCCTCAAAACAAAGGAGTTCGAAACGGACTTCTGCAAGCTGAGACTTGAAAAACTCGCGTCCGTAGGCTACAACACGGAGTTCAAGCCCATGTTCACCATCTCGAACAGCGAAATCCTTACCGAGTTCTGCGAATGGCTCGACGAGAAAATCGTCAACAAAGTGCATGAACTTGAAGCGGAACTGCTCAAGTAGGTGTCGGAACCAAAGGGAGAGTGTGCAAAAACGCACATTCTCCCTTTTGAATTTATAAAACCGGAAAAAATGGAAAACGACAAGATAAGAAACGTGATCATGGCTGCAATGAGAATCTCGGAGAAGCACAACAGACGCGAGCTCATCAAACACGAGGAATGGAAAGAGCTCGAAGAGTCGCTGCGTGAACTCAAAAGGATAAGCGGGAAAGAAGAGCGGACAATAGGATTCCACAGCCGTTAAACAGAAAAGAAAGGAGAAAAATATGGAAATCATACAGAGAGAACAGAAACTCGCGGCATTGATAGGAGCCGACAGAATGAAACTCATAATGAAAAAGGCGGAAGCGAGGGAAGCAGTCGTGGAAAAATACATGAGGGAGAGCGACAACTTCAAGGAATGGAACGCGCTGATGGAAGAGTTCCAGAAATCAATCCAGAACAACTGGCTTTTCGCAAAAGGGAACTACGACATCACCTTCAAAAACCTGGTGAAGGACATCGACGAAACCCTGTGCAGGACAATAACGAAAATCGCAGGAGGCGAATTGTTGGATACATGTGAAAAAGTAACAGCAAGAAGCTGGACATGGGGCATAGTAGAAAGATGGAAAAATGTAGGGATGTCAAGGGAAAACGCCATTGATATGGTGGCCTACATAGTCAACAAAAGGGAAGAAATGTGCCTGAGTCTGGCAGAAAGTATGGCATTCAGATTCAAAGGAAACGACTGGATGTGGAAACGGACAGCAGAACAGCAAGCAAAAGAAATATCCATAGACAACAAAACGAAAGTACAAACAGGAACATGCAATATTGGAAACACAGTAATGTGCATAATTGCAATGATTACACCAAAGGATATGACTTTTCTTGAAGAAATAAGAAGACTGCCGAAAGGGGAATATCAAGCAGGAAAATGGTATGACTTCAACGGAAAATTCAAAGTAAAGTCATTCTCGCAAACTAGCGACATTGTATTCACCGACAATGAAACACTCGAAAAATTCATTGAATACATCAAAAAAGGACTGCAAATAAATGCACAAATGAAAAACAACAGACAAACAGCTTAAAAGAAAGGAGAAAAAAAATGGAACAGACAACGACAATCAAAGACAAAGCAACCGTGAGTGTGAACTGGGAAAACGACGGGATGCTTGAGATAAGCAACGCAAAAACACTCGACACCTACAACAGACTGTGCGACGAGTGGTATCACAGGGAGACTCCATACATTTTCTACGCATTCAACAAAAACCAATTCGCAGAAGGGATTAAAAAGCTCGAAAAGAGCGGATGGAAAAACGACGGAGAGAAACTCATAGACGTCGGATACGGAGGGTTCACCACCAGAAGAGGGTATGAAAGAATGACCGAGGAAGTGGACGAGCACCATCGGAAAATAAGAGAGCAGTGCGACATAAAGGAAGTGTACTGGTATGAATACAACAACCACGAGAGCTTCATTTCATGGGACGGGGACATGAACGCCATCCAGAAGATAGCGGCAATATGGGGTGAGGAAGAGGCGAGAAAACTCCACCGGTTCAGCCCGGTTTACACACTGGATGAAATATTCGGAAAGAAGGAGGTCGCAAATGCCTGAAACAGTGGCCCTGCTGACAAAAGAAATGTCATGCGGTGGGGAAAACAGCACCGAATGCAAAATCTACGCAAAAAGGGAGGATGCACTCGCAAAGATGAAAACAGAATACGAGGCGGAGAAAAACGACGGAGGATGGGAGAGCTGCGTATGGAAAGGATACATGGCATACGTCAGCGACAACAACGAGAACAGAATTGAATGGTGGGTAACCACGGAAAAAGTGAACAAATAAACGATTTACAAACCAAAATTTCAAAGAAATGGAACAGATTCAAATCCAAAACACAGAATTCCTCGACTTCGAGAAAGCGAAAGTGCAAACCCTCACGTTAGAGCAGCTGAAACGCACGCATGAGGAAAACGACACATTAGGCCATCCGCTCAAAGGGATGTACCACTGGCAGGTCATAGAGATGTGCCGCGACATAGCCGCAAAACACGGTCTGAAGATGCAGATAGATGAAATCTTCGCGGCACAGAACCAGAACAAATCACAACCGGGAGTGGTGCTTCTGCCGGAAGTGGAGAAACGGTACGGATACAAGGCAGTGGAGGCGCATGTCCTCAGAAGAGTGTATGCCAACATCAGAATCCTCGACTACGACACAGATGAATTCACATCAAACCTGGCGGTGGCGTTCCATCAGGACGGCATCCAAGTCGGATTCGGAACCATGGTGAAGATCTGCCATAACCAGTGCATACTCGGAGCGGACAGAATCATATCAAACTACGGCCGGAACAAAAGGGACATGAACCAAATCTACGATGAAGTGGACAGCTGGATGGACAAAAGCGGACACATCATCACGGAAGAGCAGGAACGGATCAACAGGATGCGCAGCACTATCATGAATCCGGCACAAGTGCTGCAAATCATCGGCGAGCTTACAGCCATCAGAGTGGCACACGACAGCTCAAACCAGACAATCCGCATCCGGGAGACATACCCGCTGAGCCAAACGCAGATCAACCTGTTCACCGAAGCGCTGCTCATCAAACAGAAGGAACAAGACTGTGTGACACTGTGGGACATCTACAACACGGCGACAGAACTCTACAAGGCAGACCGCATGGAAATACCCAACGTGCTGCCACAGAACTGCGCCATGAACGAATACCTGGACAGATACATACTCTAAACAACAAGGTTGCGCACGACACGTATCCAGTGCATTTTACAAAAACTCAAGGGCCGAGAGGATAACACAGGCAAAAAAAGGATGGAATCATACAAATACGAATTAAGAGCAAGACAAATCGAAAGATTCGAGGAAACCGAAATCAAGACATCAAAGGATGCATACAAATACGCAATGCAGTTCTACCACGAAGACATCAAAATATATGAATCGTGTTTCATAATCATGATAAACAACGCCGGAATGGTAATCGGATGGATGAAGATATCGCAAGGCGGTGTAACGGAAACACCAGTGGACGCAAGACTGGTGTGCAAAGCGGCACTTGACACCCTGGCCACACAGATAATCCTCGTCCACAACCACCCGAGCGGATCAACAAGACCGAGCAGGAGCGACAAATCCCTAACGGGGAAAATCAAAGCGGCCTTGGAGATTTTCTCGATAAGCCTGATAGACCATATCATCATGACGGAAACGCAATACCTCTCATTCGCGGAAGAAGGCATGTTATGACAATCTACCACGCAGGCAGTTACAAAGAAACGAAAAGGCTGTGCCGCAAAGTCAAAGAGGGAGACCTTAAAGCACTTGACGAAGCGGCGAAAGCACTATCATTTATACTGCCGGAAAACAGCGTGCTGGTACCGATACCGGGAAGGTTCGGATATGCGGCATACACGCTGATGCTGGCGATAAGGATAGCAATGAAAAGAGGTTTCGAAGTCGAAAACTGCCTGCGCGGTGAAACAAGAGAGGGCCTTTGTGAAACGAAAAGAGACGGGAAAAAGCCGAAAGAACCGAAATTCTGGAAACAATACAGACCGACGAAAGGAAAAAGACACGTACTCATCGACAATGTTTACGACACAGGAATGACGGCGAGAGCGGCAGAGAAAGCAATGGGCAAAAAATGCGACATCGCAGTAATAGGAATAACAAAAGCAGATAAAAACAAGAGCAAAAAACAGAAAAATATGGAAACAATCATCATTGAAAAAAGCGAAAGTGGACGGGCACCGTTGGACGCACAAAGCAAAAGTGGACGGGTACCGTTGGACTGGGAAAAGCAAAGTGGACGGATGCCGGTGGACGCGCAAAAGCAAAGTGGAC